ATTGAAGAATTTAATACTGCTTCTGTTGCTGTTAGTTTAGAAGCTCAAAATAAAAAAGTAGTAGCTATTAATTTAGAAAACGCAAGTGCTTTAGATAAACATAGAGCAAGACGCAAAAACCAATTATCATAATGAAAAAATACATTTTAAAAGAGGGCGTTATTTTGTACCCATTTGGTGCAAGCTGCCCAGTAACAAACGAAAACTTAACAGATTCAATAGCTGAAACTTTAATTAGTAAAGGATTGAGTTTAGATAATTTTGAAAATCAAGAAGAAAAACAAACAACTAAAAAAATAAAATAAACATGGCAATTTCTTACACAACCCCAGTTGCTCTTAATGGAATCGTTGATACGGTAATTGAAGAGATATTATTTGAAAACAAAACTATCTCTGAAGGGTTAGTAGCGTTTGAAACAGGAATTAAATCAGGTACAACTTTTACTGAAAATGTAAATAGTGTTACTATGCAAGCGTGGGCAGTAAGTCCAACAACAGCAGGAACAGTTGGTTTAACTGATGTTACTATTACACCTATTAAGGTAGAATACTTAATGGACTTCACTCCAAACGATTTGCGTACAACTCGCTTCAATAGAGATATGAAAGCAGGTGCTTGGAATGATGTATCTGATGAGTTTGCTAAATTAATCTTAAATGGTGTAGCAAAAAACATTGCAGCAGATGCTGAGAATAAATTTTGGAACGGTGCAACAGCAGCAACTAAAGTATCAGTAGCAGCTTTAACAGCAGGAACTTTAAATACAGAAGTTGGAGCAGATGAGAAAATTTTAGTAGCAGCAATGCCTACAACTTTATTCGATTCTATTATCACTCGTAGTATTTATAATAATGGTGCAGTCGGTAAACGTATTAAAGCAGATGGTACAGCAGCTATTACAGCTTCTACTATCGTAGCTCAATATGCTATTGCTTATGCTTTAGTACCTGCTGAAACTTTAAGCGCAGCAGATGAAAAACCATATTGGTATGTACCACGTTCTCATAAGCAACTAATCAATACTGCAAATATGAATGCTACTTATAGAGATTTATTTTCTGTTGATATGGTAGCGGATAAATACTTCTATATGGGTATTGAAATTAAATTTGTACCATTAGCTGAAAACGTAGTATTATGTGCGTTACCATCTAACTTAAAATGGTGTACTGATTTAATGGATGATTTGAATATGATTGTTATTGAAAAATACGCAGCACCTCGTAAAGATTACTTCTACGATGTAGTATTTACAATCTTTGCACACGTAATTAACCAACGTTTCAATACGTTATATGTTTACGCAGCCTAAATAAAATGAGGGGGTTTTAATTAATCCCCTCTTATTTTTAACATTTAAAATTATAAAATAATGGCTTGTCCACTTACACAAAATTACGCATTAAAAGATTGCTTAACACCAGCAGGTGTAGCATCATGGTATATTACACCATTTGCAAATATGTTAACGGCTGTATTGACTGCTAATGTAGTTACAACTATTACTAAAACAGTAGCATTTAAAACTATTGCTCAAGAGATTGAACAAGGTACTTGGAGTTATACAGGTGCAGGAACTTCTGCTAGTGGTGCTCAAGCATTCGATTGGGAAGCAATGATTAAAATGCACCAATTAAATACATTAGATCAAGAAGAAAATTCATTAATCCTAAAAAATAAATGCGTACTTATTGCACTAATGCAAAATGGTGACGCTTGGATGTTAGGGCGTGAATTTGGTTCTAACTCTATTGATTCTAAATTTGAATCTGGAGCTGCATTAGGTGACTTTATGGGAACTACTTTAACAGTTAAAGGTAGAGCAACAGTAGCAGCTAAGAAAGTAGATCCTACAATTTTAGCAGGTTTATTATCTTAATAGATTAATTACATAAATATTAAAGGCAACCCTGTAAGGTTGCTTTTTTTATTTTGTAAAAGTTTAAAAAAAAGCGTTAATATATTAGTGATTTTAATAACTAAAAATACAACTAATAACATCATTTTAACACTAGCCGAAAAGACTACGTTAACTAATGTGGTTTATTTATTTGAGGTTATAAACGATTCTAGTGAGGTTGTTAAGTGTTTTATAGCAGAAGATATAAGTCCGAATAAATACAGATATAACGAATTTGATTTAATCGAGAATGCAACAGAAGATTTATTAAACGGGACTTTTGAATTAGAATTAAGTGGGTTTTATAAATATAATATTTACGAGCAAACAAGCACCACCAATTTAGATCCTACACTTGCAACAAATTTAATTGAAACAGGTAAATTGAATGTAACATCTACTATTACAGAATTAGAGCAGTACGATGGAAACCAAACACAAACAGTAGTATATATAAATGGCTAGTATAAATATAATTAAAAACGCTCAAGCCTTTGCTTTAAAGGATATGCCTAAATTATCATTTTCAGTTGGTAATGATGGCATGGTAAAGTATGGTAAAAATAATCTTTATCCTCAAGGGTTAGTTAGATTATATAACGACCATCCAGAGCATAGAGCGATTATAAACCGTAAAGCTCGCTATATTTGGGGTAAAGGATTAAAGGCAGTTAATGCAGCAGATGAGATTAAAGTAAAATCGTTTATTGATTCATTTAATAAACAAGAAACATTAGACCAAGTAGGTAAAAAGATAAGTGTTAATACAGAAATGTTTAACGGTCAGTTTATTGAAGTTATAACTAACCTAGCTGGTGTACCTATTGAGATGTTCTTTTTAAATTCTGCTAATTGTAGATTATCTGAATGTGGCGAAAAACTATATTTTAGTAAAGATTGGAAAAAATCTGCTCACCAAAGAGAGGTAAAAGAGATTTGTAAGTGGAATGATAAAGAAGTTCAAATAGGTAGCTTTTTTACTGAGTTTAAATATTACTCAGCAACAGGAAGTAAATTAGATGCTATCTATCCAACTGCACAATATCAATCTATTGTAGATGATATTAACACCGATATAACCATAAGTGTAGCTAATAGCAACATGGTAAATAACGGTTTATCAATGGGTAAAATATTAAATTTCTTTAATGGCACTCCCGACGATAAAATGATTAGTGCTATTGATAGAGGTTTTAAAGGTACTTATACAGGCGAAGATGGAGAAGCGGTTATGGTTGTTCACTCTGATAGAGATGATAAAGCCCCTGAGTTAGTAGACGTTACTCCTACGGATATGGCTGAGCGTTTTAACTATACAGCTAAACGTGCGCAAAAGAAAATATTTGCAGGGCATGAAATGGCTAGTGAGTTGTTTAACATTAAGTTTGATGATTCTTTTTTAAGTGGTAGCCCTGATTTATTAACGTTACAAGAGTTATTTGTAAAAGGTTATATTGAACCAAGACAAGAAGATTTACTAGAGTTTCTATCTTATTTATCGTTTATTAAAACAGGTGAGTATTTAGAAATGATGTTTGAGCCTATTAGTTTAATTGGTGCAGATTTAAGTAATGATGTTGATTTAACTCAAGATGAGCGTAGAAAGTTAAAAGGATATGAACCATTAACTGCACCTAAATTAGATGCAAATGGCACACCTTTACCAGTTCAAGCTAATGAAGTAAATGATAATTTAAAAGGTTTATCTGCTAGTGAGAATAGAGATATGCAGCGTATTATTAGAGATTTTCAAGCTGGTAAAAATGGAATGAATGAGCATTTAGCAATAGCACGTTTAACTGCTTACGGATTATCTACAAATGATGCTAAGAAAATGTTAGGTATAAATACAGGTATTGATACTAAAATGTCAAGCCAAGTAGATAAAATACTTTTAGCCTTAGAAGAGTGTGCAGAAGATGATAACGATGATGATGTTATATTAGTTGAAGCTGCTCATATTCATAATTCAAAAGATGCTTTAAAGTATGAAAGGCAAATAATGAAGTTTGCAGATGCTTTAGTAATTAGTATAGAAGAACTAGATAGTGCTATTTTAAACGCTTTAAAAGGTAATCCAACTCTTACTATTGATGAGTTAGCAAGTACTCTTAAATACGATGCTTTAAAGATTAGTGAATCTATTGAACGTTTAACTAAGAATGGATTTTTAGAAGATACAGTAGAAGGATTTAAACCAACTCAAAAGGCAATAGATAAAGAAACTGAGCCGATTGTAAGTAAAGAAGTTTATACGGTTTATAAGTATGCAGTTAATGAAGATAAGCCAGCACTTAAAAAAGGCGGTTCATCTCGTCCATTCTGTTCAAAAATGACTGCTTTAAGTTTGACTAAAAGTTGGACTTTTGAAAGATTAGATAGCATGGAAAATGATTTAGGTACTAATGTTTGGGATTATAGAGGCGGTTATTATACCAATCCAGTTACAAAAGAAATTGATCCTGATTGTAGGCATTTATGGTACGCTATTACTAAAACTAGAAAAAAGAAATAAATGGCAGACGTTTTATTTATACAAGAAAATTACTTTAAAAAATTAGCAGGTGTCGATGGTAATGTTGACTGGACTAAACTAGAAAGTACTATTGTAATGGTGCAGGATATTTATATTCAATCATTACTTGGAACGCCATTATACGAAGATATTAAAACAAAGATAACAGCCGACCCTACAATGGCTACTTATCCAAACGAGAAAGCGTTAATTGATAATTATATTGCAAAGTGTTTAGCATGGTATATAAAAGCAGAAGCTAGCTACTCTTTTAAATTTGCTTATCAAAATAAAGGTATTCAAGTTAAAAACTCAGCTAACTCAGGTGCAGCCGATACAGATGATATTCAATTAATTAAAAATGAATGGACTGTAAAAGCTAAGGCATACGGCACTTTATTGGTAGATTATTTACTTGCTAATACAACTACGTTTCCAAAATACAACGAACATACAGATAGCGGAATGAATCCAAGTAGAAAAAATTATATTAACGGTATTTACATTAGAGATAATGAATTAACAGATGAGATTTATAGAAGAACTAATTTTTTAAACGAATAAATGTTAACTCTAAATCAAGATATAGAATTACTTAGTCAATTTGCAGTTAAGCATAAAGCTATTAACTCATTTTACTTTGGATCAGAAGCAGAAGCAGATACTAGTTTAAATATAGTTTATCCGTTTATGAATGCTATTTTACAAAATCAAAGTAGTTTAAATGGTATAATTAGTAGAACTTATTTAATTATCATATCTGATTTAGTTCAAACTGATAAGAGTAATTTAAACCATGTGTTAAGTGATACTGAACGTATATGTTGGGATATTCCATTATATATGCGACAGGTATCTAATAGTGGTTTATTGGGTGCTTTTAAAGTTAATCCTAATATTACAGTTACACCAGATGATAGTAGAAATGATGATAATGTAGCTAGTAGTTATTTTGATTTAACAATTAGTAGCCCGATAGGTAATGATGCTTGTATCTTACCGATAAATGCTGGTAATATTTTAGTAAACACTTACATATATGTTGGAGGTACATACACACAAATAACAAATACAATGAGTTTTATAACAGAAACCTTTACTTATTCAGGTTCACCAATAACATTATCGCATACGCCAGTAAATATATTAACGGCATTTGCAGATGCTTCCGTTCAATTCTTAACGGCAGATTATACAATAACAGGAAGTATAATAACACCAACTAGCCCAATAGTTGAAAACGGAACAATTATAAGAATCACATACACATACTAACTATGAAAAAAATACTATTACTTTTATTAATATCAATAAGCGGTTACAGTCAAACATTACTAAAATTAAAGGCAATTGAATACGCTCCAGGTGCTGGATATTGTGTTATAACAAATACAGCAGGAGTTCAAACATATACACCATGCTCTAGTTTAAGTAGCACAAATACTGTCCAATCCGTAACTGGAAACAACGTAGATAATACAGACCCTTTAAATCCAGTTATTAACGCTTGGATTATAAGTAACGATAATAACACCGCTGCTTATGCTTATGATGGTCAACTTAATATGGTTTCAAGTGACGGGGCTAGTAACGCTAGTTCATTAATATTACAACCAACTGATGCAACCATATCAGTAACAGATGGAACAAATACAGCAACATCAGCATTTACACCGACATTAATAACATTAGACGCAACAAGTGTTAAAAAGAATGGCAACGAAATAGCTACTACTAATCAACTACCAACCATTACAGCAAGTACTAATATTACCGTTAGTGGCACAACTCCAAATTATACAATTAGTGCTACTTCAAGTAGTGTGGCTTTAAATTATGTTACACCAGAAATGTACGGAGCAGTAGGGAATGGCTCTACAGATGATGCAACAGCTTTACAAAACGCCATTAATACTGGAAGTTTAGTAGTAGGGGATTTGAATAAAACTTATTTATCGCTATCTACATTAACTCTAACAGCTAATAAAACATTAAGAGATATAAACCTAAGATTAACATCAAACATCGTAGGTGTATCAATAGAAGGTAATTATAACGAATTAGAAAACTGCTCAATAACTGGAACAACATCGCTAGGACACGGAGCAGCTAATTACGGTGTATCAATTGTTGGTAACGCTGGTTTAACATCATATAGAATAGGTAATAAAATATCAAGATGTTACTTTAACAATCTAAATACTGCTATTTATACAGCTAGTATTGTAGGTACTTCAAGCGGTTCAAAGCATGAAGGAGCTTTAACAATTGACGGTTCATTTATTGAAAACTGTACTAATGGTATTTTCTTTGATTCCAGAGCAGAATATAACAATACGATAGGTACTAAAATAGCAAGTTGTACTGACGGAATTATAATAAGAGGTGGTAATAATAATTATACTGGTGGTCAAATTACAGATTGTACAAACGGTTTTGTTTTACAAAGTGGCACAAATGATGCTCATTCAGTAGCTTCTGGCGTTATGATAAACCACAATACATTAAATGTTTTAGGAAGTCAATCACTATCTTATACATTTGACGGTTGTATGTTTTACGGTGGTAATATTCAATTAACTGGAGCAGGGAAAACTAGATTTGTAGGAAGTGAGTTTTCAATGGGAGCTAATACGTTTTCAATCAATGCTTCACCTAGTTTCTTTGAAGGATGCGAGTTTATAGCAATGCCATCTAGTGCAAGTATTACAGGCGTTTCTCCAAAGGTTTCAGCTTGCTATACTGGCACTAATTCAGTAGCGGATTTAAGCACAACTAGCTCTGGAGCTTATGCTTTTAATAACGGTTCTGCTGCTGTTAATGTAATGACTATTTACGACAATGGTACTCCTAAAATGGCTATACAAGATGGTGGGCATTTACAGTTTGTTGATGCTGTTAATATTGTTGCTGGCACAACTACTGGAACTAAAATAGGAACTGCAACCACTCAAAAATTAGGGTTCTTTAATGCCACTCCAATTGTTCAAGTTGCTGCCACTACTGATTTAGGAACGGTATTAAGTAACTTAGGATTAAGAGCAAGTGGCACAGCTTATCCAATAACAACAAGTGGAGCTGTTACATTAACAGGAGGTTTAAGACTTGGATATGTAGCTAAAACATCTTCATACACTATTACGACAACTGATTATTTAATTGACTGTACGGCTAATACATTTACAGTAACATTGCCAACGGCTGCAAGTGTTTCTGGTAAAATATATGAAATAACAAATAGCGGTGCTGGAACTATTACAATAGCGACAACTAGCTCTCAAACATTTACAAACGTAACAGCAACACCAACAACTTTATCACTAGCAGCTACATTAGCTAAAAGTATAAGAGTAATGAGTAATGGTGCTAACTGGCTACAATTAAATTAAAATTATGCAACTAACAGCAAACGAAACAACTTTTTTACTATGGGCAGTAGGGGCTTTTATAGCTATCTTTGCCTTTATCGGTGTAATGGCTTGTAATGCCTTAATTAAGATGTCAACTGATTTAACTGAGATTAAGATAGCAGTTCGAGAGGTTGCAGCGAAGCATGAAGATACTGAAAAGAGAGTAACGAGAATTGAAAACCACGTATTTAGTTAATTATGGCATCAAGAGATAAAAAGGATTTAAGACTAGAATTAGCAACGGCTTATGATAAGGCTTGCGATAAGTATAAAGCACTTTATCCAAATGATCCGCAACCGTTTATTACTTGCACTTATAGAAGTGGTGAGGAACAAAACAAGCTATATAATAGTAAACCAAAGGTAACTAATGCTAAAGCGGGACAAAGCCCACATAATTTTAATCCTAGCTTTGCCTTTGATATTGGTTTTATTGGTGCAGATAAGAAAATGGATTGGAATAACGATTTATTCAATAATTTCAATAGTTGTATTCAAGAAGTTAGCGATGTTGTAGTTTGGGGATTCGATTGGAACGGCAATAAAATTAAAGATAAAAACGATTTTGATAGACCTCATTTCGAGTTAAAGAATTGGAAAACTTATATACCTAAAAAATAATGACTAAGAAAAAACAAAACAGTTTAATAGCTACAATAGTAGGTTTATTAACATCGGTAGCAACTGCAATAGTAGTGATTGATTTTAACACTTTTAGCTTTCAGAATCCAAACGATTTAATGAAATTATTTGTAATTGCTATGCCTGCTATTGGGGGGTATATAAGTCAGTTAAAGGAGAAATAAAAAAACCAGTAACATTTCTATTACTGGCTCATTTATAAAAAACCGTAGGAGGGTTTATGAAGTGTAAATATACGATTATTTTAGATATTTAATCCAAAGTTTATTATTTCCAACATAAATATATTGAATAGGTTGAGATTGAAATGTACAGTATATTTCACCTATTTTTAATTTATGGTCGTCTTTGTGAATGGTTATAGTTTCAAAAAATAACCTTCTGTAAAATGCTTCTAATTTAGTCATATCTATATTATTTTATTATTAACCCACCAATAAATCCAACACCTAAACCGACTGCACCGCCTTGTAATAAACCTTTACGATACTTACGTTTACCGTTCTTAATATCTAATTGTATCTGCTCTTTATACGCTACTTCGTTTATACTATCCACACCATGCTGATAATTCCTAATATCAATTATATCTTGTTGGTTATTGGTAATGGTTATTAAGTTACCAATTTGGGAACTTTGATTAGATATAATAAACCCATTAACACTATCCACTTTAGCACATTGATTGTATAAGGTTACAAGTGAGTTTATACAAGCGGTGTCAGCTATTAGTAAACTATCATAAATGTATATTTTACG